GGCGACAGAATGTTTGCTGGCGGTACTCCTAACTTTGATGAGCGTACTGGTCAACCAACAGGAACTACTAAGGGCGGCCCTACTAAGCAAGCTCCTATTGTTCTTAATCCACCTGCGCCTACTAAACAACAACCAGTTAGAACAACAGGTGGTATAAAGCCGCCTATGCCCGCTCCAACGCCAACAACACCAGAATTAATTTTACCACCAGAAGTACAAAATCAACTACCTAGAGAAGAAATTTATCAATCTCCTCCCATTATAGCACAACCCGGTGGTATGCTTCCTATTCCTCCTTCTGCTCCTGCTTCTGCACCACAACCTGCTCCTGTAGTAGTCCCAGAACCTGCGCCTGAACCTGTTGAAATTGTAGAAGAGCCTTCGGTTGTAAAAAACATTTTCCCTGAGTATTTCCCAGAGCCTGCTCCTACACAACCAAGAGAGCCTTATATAGACTCTGGTCCTATTATTGCACAGCCGGGACAACCTCCAGTTAGGCAGACTACACCTACAGGGCCGTTAGACCCGTCTCCTGAACCTACTGGTATTCCTATTAATATTATTACGGGCAGAACAGAACCAGTGCCTGAACCAGTGCCTGAACCAGTGCCTGAACCAGTACCAGAAACCGAAGCCCAAACTGAAACTGTTGTAGAAGATACACCTCAGTATTACATTACTGACCCAAACTACGGAGGATCTCGTGGTTCTGAACATGGATATGAAAGCGGTGGCTTAGGTGGGTCTTCAGGGAATTCTTTAGTTGATGTACAAGAAACTAGCGAAGAAGGACTTAGGAATTACTACGATTCTCAGCCTCTTTTAGAAAGTCAGTTTGGTTCTTTTGAAAACTTTAAAAATTATTCGGCAGAATACGCTGCATTACTAAATCAGAACCTTAACGAAGCAAACCCTTGGTGGGATATACCAGAAGAAGATTCAGAACGATTCCAAGCGGAAGCTACTTTAGATCAAGAAGCTTTAGGTTATAGTGATACTGAAATGGCGGCTTTAGCTGTAAACCAAGCTTTAGGCAGTGTTGCTGGTTATCTTAACTTAGGTAATATACCGCTTCCAGATGGAACTACTGTAGACGCTACTGCAGGTTATCAGCTGTTTTCTGATGAAGCAGAAGAAGGTAATCCAATGAGTTTGTATAACTCATTTGCTTTATCAGAGGATGTTCAAGCATTAAATGAAAAGTACGGCATTGATCCTCAAAGAAGTATTGAATTCATGGGCGAAGACGGAGATGTTTGGTCTGCCCAATGGAACGGCTCTGGTTTTATTACCCGTAAAATACGAGAAATAGACGATAGCTTTGGTTTAGGTGATTTAGTTAAAGTTGCAGTTATTGGTGGACTAACGGCAGGAGCAGGCGCAGCTTTAGGCGCTGCTTTTGGTACTGCTGGAGCAGCAGGAGGAGCAGCAGGAGGAGCAGCAGGAGGAGCAGCAGGAGGAGCTTCTCTTAGTGGCCTTGCTGGTGCCGCAGGAACTAACGCTTTAGCTAGTGCTATTGTTCAAGGAGCCGTAACAGGAAGCGTTGATGCTAGTTCTTTGGCTACTGCTGCTATCACAGGCGGTTTAGAATATATAGGAGATGCCTTTAGAGCCGGGGAAATTGCTGCTGGATCAGACATAGGCGCTGCTGTAGACAATGCTATTTGGGACATGGCAGATACATTAGGTACTGACTATGACACAGTTTTTAATATCGCAAGCAACGTAGCATCAGGCGCTCTTACAGGAGAAAATTTAGAAGAAATTGCACTTGGGGCTGTTTCTAATTATGCTACAAGTGAATTACAAAATTACGTAAGAGAAACTTACGCCGATTCTATGGGCAATGTTGATGTTGATAATTGGTTTAGAGAAGGAGAGACAACAGTTCCTATTGCGGCGTTTAACCCGTTTATAGAATCAGCTGTTAGCGCAGCAACTGGCGAAGACGTAGACGCTACTGATATTGTTAACAACATTATTGATTTTGCTACTTATGAATCAAGTGGATTAGACGCAGAAGGTACATTAGCTTTTGCAGACCCCGGTATAGATTTACCGGGCTTTGATATCGACGTTGATTTATTAAGTGAGTTTGAAACTCCAGCAGCAATAAGAGAAATTGAAGATGTTGTTAGAGCCGCTGGAAGAGAAACTGAAGATATAACAAGGGCTGTCGGAAGTTACATTGACGATGAAATTATACAGCCTATTAGAGAAATGTTGCCTGAAGTAAACTTACCAGAAGTTAATGTAAATTTACCTGAAGTAGCTATAGATTTGCCGCCAGTAAGTATAGAAACACCAGACTTACCTAGTGTAGACTTACCAAGCATAGGAATGCCTCAGTTAGCTGGTGGTGGTATGTTTAGTCCGTACACAACTAACATTGATTATGCTCCGGTCCAACTACAGCAGTTAATTACTTCTCCGTATGGCGCACAACCAGTTAATCAAGCTTCTAATCTAACACTAGATGACTTTTTTGCAAGAAATTCCATAGGATAAAACTATGACCTATTTAAACCTAGTAAACAATGTCTTGCGAAGGATGCGAGAAGAAGAAGTTACTTCTGTTGCTTCTAGTACGTACAGTAAAATGGTAGGTGACTTTGTTAATGACGCAAAGCGAATGGTAGAGGACGCATGGGACTGGTCAGCACTTCGGACTACCCTAACGATTACTACTACTGCTGACGTCTTTAATTACGTACTGACGGGTAGCCAGAATAGAATCAAGGCGCTTAACGTAATCAACGACACAGCTAACTTGTTCATGGAGTACAAGACAGCTACGTTCTTTGACGAGGCTTACTTAATCTCAGACCCACGCACAGGTGCGCCTACGTACTACACGTACAACGGTGTTGACAGCAGCGGTGACACGCAGATTGATATTTACCCAACACCAGACAAAGCGTACACTATTCGTTTTAACTGTGTTAAACGTGCTGCTGACTTGTCTGCTGATGACGACACAATGGACATCCCTGCAATGCCTGTAATTCATTTGGCTATTGCTCTGTTGGCCCGTGAACGTGGAGAAACCGGAGGCACTTCTGCTCCTGAATACTTTGCTATTGCTGATAAGTACCTGTCTGACGCTATTGCACTAGACGCTCAAAAGCACCCAGAAGAAGTAATCTTCTATACGCCGTGAGGTAGCTATGGCTCAACAACTACAAAGCATTAATCTTGTTGCACCAGCTTTCAAAGGAATCAACACAGAAGATTCTCCGTTGGCACAGGACCCTTCGTTTGCTGACATTGCTGACAACGCAGTGATTGACAAGCGTGGTCGTATTGCGTCACGTAAAGGATACAGTGTTATTACAACTGACAAGACTGAACTAGGCAGCGCCAAAATCAGAGCAATCAAAGAGTTTGAAGACAACGCTGGTAACACCAAGGTCTTCTCTGTAGGTAACAACAAAATACTCAGTGGTACTACAACACTTGTTGACGAAACGCCTGTGTCAGTTACGATTACTTCTGACAACTGGAAGATGGTTAACTTTAATGACAAGATTTATTTCTTTCAACGCAGCAACGAACCATTGGTCTATGACGCTACAGGAGGCTCTGTAGTCAAGTTGAGTAGCGTTTCTGGTGCTGCTGGTGTTACCAGTGCTATGTACGGTAATGAGGTTCTAGCGGCTTATGGACGGCTCTGGACAGCAGATGTTAACAACGACAAGTCCACAGTGTACTGGTCTGACCTGTTGATAGGCCATGACTGGTCTGGCGGTACTAGCGGGTCTATTGACATATCTAAAGTTTGGCCTGACGGGTACGACGAGATTGTAGCATTAGCAGCACACAACGGCCTGTTGATTATATTTGGTAAGCACAGTATTGTTGTGTACCAAGGCGCAGAAGCACCAGCTACGATGTCTCTTGCAGACACTGTAGCAGGCGTTGGTTGTGTTGACAGAGACACTGTACAGCACACAGGTTCGGACGTTTTGTTCTTGTCACACACAGGCTTAAAAAGTTTTGGCAGGACTAAAAAGAA